GAGAGGCAACAGACTGCTGTGCGTTCTTCACTTGTTGCGAGATGGATTTCGTTGCAGAGGTTACTGCCATTAATTGACAATCCAAGTTTTCTTTGAGCTTCCGGTAAGCCTCGTCTGGCTGTGTCGATAAAGTTAAGGTAAGGACTGCCAGTTCTGAAGCGAGCTTCAAGGATTCGTTGCCACAACTTGCGAGCTTGGACTGTATCTCTAACAATTCCTGTGTTTGGGTCTGTAAGGTTCCATTGTTCATCATTGATTACCGCCTCCATAAAAGCGTCTGTGATATTTACTGCATTAAAAAGATTAAAACATTTGCGATTGATGTCACCACCAGTCGGTACTTTGAAGGAAATAAACTCCTCGATATCAGGATGGCTTACGTCTAGGTATGCGGCGTAGCTTCCCTTCCGTGTCTTCCCCTGCTTGTACGCTGTCATCTGAGCGTCCACTACTTTCATGAACGGGATCGGGCCGGGAGCTTTGTCGCTGATCCCTCTCACGTCCCCCCAGTGACCACCCACACCACCGCCCTTGACGGAAAGCCATGCTACCTCCCCATTATGCTCAATAAGGCTATCAAGATTGTCACCCACGTAAGTAAGGAAACAACTAATAGGCAAGCCCCTATTGCCTCTGCCATGTTCAGGTGCGTTCGACAGCACAGGTGACGCAAACATAAACCAACCTTTTGAAGCATAGTCGTAAATCCGTTGTGCAAGGTCAAGGTCATCATAGCAATAAGCCACCGAAGCACGTGCAAAGGCTTGCTGAGGAGACTCCTCATGCTCAAGCATATAGTAATCCCGCATGAGAGTAACTGCTTGTTCACTAAGGCGACTGTCTCTTTCATAATCAATCGTTATCCCAAGGTGTTGTGTCATCGAAATCATTCTCCAGTGTATCTTGCTTTTCTTCAATTAGGTCAGAGTACCTATCAACCAAATCTTCAGAGGTCAGTCCTAATACTTCTACCAAGGTGACCTCATCCAACTGCTTGAGTTTATCTTTAATTTCTTCAAGCGTAAACATCTATTTTACCACACTTCAATCAGTTTGTCAAGATAATGTTTGCACTTTTGTAAGTCCAGTACGCCTCCTTTGTCTTGAAAGCGAGCTATGTATTTAATTACATTACCAATTAAGAATCCTTTGAACTGCTCCTCAGTCATCCATGCTTGCATCGCTTCCCAAGGTTGAATGTCTTTATTTGTGTAGTGATTTCCTCCAAGTTGGTACTCACTTGCCATGCTAGTTAGATCAGGCATAACGATCCCTCAAATAATTGATAGACACTGGCATCTCATCGAACGTCCCATCCATAACTTCATGCAACATCCAGATACCAGACCATGACCCATTAGTCTGTGGGTTCAGATACTCCTCATCATGTTGGTAATAAATACCTGCAAACAATCCAGTGATACGCTTACCATCAGCGCGTCGTGCGTAAGAGATTGAGCGATCCTGCACATGACCCATAACACAAGACATATGTTGCTTGTTGATCAGTGCATTAGATGAACTCACTGGTCTTCCCATAACACCACTAACAAAATAATGGCTGTAACAGACACCATCAATAACCACAGGTTGTAAGAAATCATATACTTCCCATCCCATCTCTGTCAAGTACAGATCATTGAATGACATCAGACCTTCTAACTTAGGGTCTGCATTAATAGCACGAGCAATACGATACTCATGGTTACCTAATGTGAATACCAAACGAGGGTTCCACGACTTGTGTTTGTTGCGAGCTAGACGCTTCTGTTCCTTCTCAATTGGTGCAAGAAACTCTTGCATTGCCTCGATACCTGAATTGATATCGTTAATGTACCTGCGTCCTTCAAAGGACTTCTTACCTACGTCATAGGTAGACAACGATGGTAAGTCAAAGTGATCACCAATATGCACAATGACATCTGGCTTCTTCTCTACGGCATATTCTCCTGCCCAACGCAAGTGATCTGTCGGATGACCCGGCTTAACTTGCGTATCAGGTATGACCATGTGTTTCATTTCTGATTCCTCAGTAGTTCAAAGAAGTGCTCTGCGTCTACGACAGCGAGAGGTTTTCTTCTATTTTCTTTGACGATGACAAGTGGTTGTGTATTGCCTCGATTGTTGCACTGGTCAATGTAACGATAGACTCCAACCCTCGCAAGATTCTTGCATTCGACATCGTAGTCAAAAGACTTACGAGCGAGAGGACTAAGCTGAACGTCACTACCACTTGCACCCATAGAGGTACTCCTAACATCATCTTCCTCCAAGTGTGTATATGTTTCCAGTATTTGATCACGAGTCCACTGCTGTAGCTTACGCCCTTTCGCCTTAGCTGACTGCGTTTTCATGCGGAGGACTCCATATCTCATCTGGTTTTCTTTGTAGGTACAAAAGGATTCCATTCTCTCTTGCACGTTCTTCACTGCCTAATTGCTCAACACAGGTACTGAACATCTCCTGTTCTGTTTGATCTTCAAGAAGCTTCTTTGCTTTAACAGGGCCGATACCTTTAACACCTATGATGTTATCAATGCGATCACCTACAAGGAACTGCATATAGAAATTCAACAGTCCCTCGTCAGCAGTGATGTAATACTTCTCCTTCTTTACAAAGTTGTAGTGCCATCCTTGCACTTGGTCAAAGTCTTTATCCAACGACACAATAACTGACTCATCTCCTAGTTCTGTAGCGTCAATTGCTATTGCATCGTCTGCCTCAATCCCTTCATACACCTTACCATTCCATGAGAACTTCAGGTAATCACGCAGGAGACCATGATGTTTAGGTTTCTCTCCTTTGCGATTACCCTTGTAAGGTGCGGTGACAGCGTAGTCATGCCGATAGTTTGANGAGCCTGTCAAGTAAGTCCTCCAGTCACTACACTCAATGTCAAACATCAGCATGTCTTCCAAGAACCTAGCCATCGTCCTGATAGCTGTGTCCTCAGACTCCTCTTGNGTTGCAAATCCTATGCGGTAACAGAGGATGTCGCCATCAATCAGTGCAATCACAGAATCTCTACATTCTCGTCAGATTCTTCTTGGACATACTTGTTGAGGTCAGTGACCACTAACTTTGTAACGCCAAGCGATACACCTTTGTTCCCTGTTGGGCCTTTCCATGCGTAAGGCTTGACAAGTACATCGGCACGAGAACCGTTACCAACCTTGATGCTACGCTCAAGCGCATCGCCGTTAGTGTAATAAGGTACGATCTCATACTTAGATTTACAGGTGACAAAGAAGCCACGCTCGTCATCCTTAGACTTAACCTCAACACCAAGAGACTCAAGCTTCTCAATTTGTTTCTCATTGAGATTGACAATATCTACTTGGTACTTCTGAGATGTAGGGTTAACCTCATACAGTGAGGGCCAGAACAACTCCATGTTCTGCATCTTAAATAATTCGCTCATACTTTTCTCCTATGGAAGTAAATGAACATATATTATACCACACATTGTTAGTGTGTGTCAAACCAATTGTAACCTATTTTACTTTCTGCATCTACTGGGCATCGAAAGCCCAAGGCAATCCCGGCTTGTCTTGCTGAGTTAACCATGATGGATGCGACCTCTTTACTATGCTCCTCCTTTGTTTCAATCTGGATCTCGTCATGCACGAATGCAACTTGTTTAACAGGGATGCTTCTAGCTTTGAATGTCTTGTGCGCTTCGATGCACCATTGCTTAGCGATAATAGCCCCGCATCCTTGTAGTAAAGTGTTGAGGGCGGCGTGTTCAGACCTGACCAGTATTCTTCTACCATCAAGCCCCGGTACATACCCTTTTGTCGCCACTTTCTGAACCTTCTCCATAAGTTGTTTGAGCTTAGGGGTGTTACGATAAAAGTTATCGAGAGTCCTCTTAGCTTGGCTTTGGCTTGTAGAAAGTATGCTTGAGAGTTTCCCGATACCGCACCCATATAACAGGGCATACACCATAGTCTTGGCGGTAGGTCTGTCGATACCTGCGGCATCAGCATTCTTCTGATGGATGTCCCCATTTAATAACTCCTCTGTCCACCCATCGTCTTGCATGTAGTGTGCTAGACAGCGTAATTCAATGCCAGATAAATCACAACCAACAAGATTGTTTCCATCTTCTACCCTCCATAATCTGCGGCAGTCAGAACCATACTCACTGTTGACGCTAGGTATCTGACCCATGTTTGGTTTCTGGTGTGTCATGCGTCCCGTCACAGCACCATTAGTTATGACACGTCCGTGTACTCTACCGTCATCCTTGACACTATCAAGCCATGAGTCAAGCAGACCCACACGCTTCTGTATCATAAGGTACTCAGCGATTAGCTGTGCTTCTGGTAAGTCAATACCTTTGAGTGTACCNTCATCAACTATGATACTGCCTTTCTCAGTCGTCTTAGTAAACTCAACGCCCAACGTCTGAAGACGCTCTGCGATTTGTTTACGTGACCCCACATTGAATACGGTAACCCTGTCTTTGAGTTGCTTACCTGTCTTCTCTGACCAACGTTCTTCGACAATAGGAGGAAATATAACTTGCATCTCGTCACTAATAAAAGACATTCGATCCTTAAGTTGAGCCAGTAAAGCGATAGCTTCCGGTACATTGAGTTTAAAACCATTGTCTTCCTGCTTCTTCATTATGTATGCAATACGATGCTCTAAGTCTACACTAACACCGTAATTTTGTAGCTCTCGTGT